AGCTATTCAAAGACAAATGCAGACTCTAATGCAAAGAAAGTCTCAGCTTATGAATCTAAATCAGTCTCCAGTAACAGGGCCAAAAAAATGGCAGCACTTACTAAAGCCCAGCAAGATGAAATAGATGCCATTGATGCTGAAATAGCATTACTGCAAGCTAAAATCCAACCAGTACAGCAAAGTGCAGCAAATAATGTTGCAAGTGATGAGACTGACGAGCGTAGCTTTTTTGGTGACGTTAAGGCATGGGTTGGCGGTAAAGACGTTGACCCATCTATACCAATCTATAATCAAGGTTTTGGCACTAAAGACCTTGGGCTTGGTAGCTTGTCTGCCACTGAAAGTAACAAAGCAAACAAAATGCACACCGCCATCATATCCTCATTTGATGATAAACGACTAAAGGAGAGTATCCTTAAAGTTGAGCCTGAGACTTTATTTGATGTAGACGAGTTTGGTAATTTAGTTGCTGGTATGCCTATGCGAGATGAGGGTGGGCAAATTACTTCTTATAAGCCGTTTTACCCTAATCCAAAGGGACTTGATGCGCCTACAGCATTGCAGGCTGGTCAGTACATTGCTACTGGTGGCCCTGTGGCTGGATTTGTAAAGTCACTTGGTTTGCCAACAGCAGGCTATAAAGGCGCAATGACAATAGGCGCGGCTGATGCTTCTTTAATGGAGGGCGTTAGCTCAGAGGCGGCTGGTCAGGACTTTAATTTAGCAGAAATTCCAAGTGGTATGATTGGTGGCGTTATTGGTAAGGGTGTATTTGATGTTGCAGGCATTACTGCAAGACTAGCCCCAATGTTATATAAAAACCCTAGTATGTTTAATTTAAGAAACGGGGAAATTGTAGAAGCACTTAAAGAGTTAGGTTTTGACCCAGCAGAGGTTATGACTAGCGTAAGGGCTTCTGTTGATAAGATGGTACGAGGTGGCTTAGACCCTAAAGAATCAATAAGAACAGCGCAAGCAGCGGCATTACCTGTTCCAGTTAAATTAACATCTGGTCAGGTTACTGGCTCGAAACCCCAGCAGTTATTTGAAGATCAAGCTGAAAAGGGAGCATACGGAGAAAAAGTAAGCGGTGAAATGCAAGCTTTTAACCAACAGGCACAAGAAGATATTGCTCAAAATGTACCCGCAATTCAGTCAATGATGGGCGCACCAGACGCTGCTATTACTGTAAAAGGCGAAGGAATGGAAGCTGCACAAGAAACCTTGGCGGCTCAAAGGCAGCAAGCAAAAGACGAATATACAGCAGCTTATAAAAGTTCAGAGGCTGCAACAGCATTTACTAACCCAGAATATGCACCTGAGTTTAGCCAAATATTAACTAATTCGCTTAAAGAATTTAGAGGTGGAGTTGGTGGTGCGCCTGCGACATTTAGGCTTTTAGATGAGGCAATGGATCAACTTGCCAACGGTGCTAGTGTACAAAGCTTGTTTGATTTAAGAAAGGCTATGGTTAAGCAGCAAGCGGCTGGCGGTGTTGAATCAGGTGCAGCAACGGCTTTAAAAAATGGATTAGATGATGTTCTTAATCAGCAGATGGAACGTAATCTTTTATATGGCAACCCAGCTAGTATAGCTAAAGGATTAGAAGCCATAGGCAAGTTTAAAGACTTCCAGAATGTTTGGAACAGTAAAGGCATATTGAAAACATTAACAGCGCGAGAAATGCGTGATGGTGAACTGTCTTTAATTGTCTCCCCAAAAGAAGCAGCTAATAAAATACTTGGAACTGGTATAGCAAAGACTTCAAATAAAGTAGACCTTGCGCGTGACCTTTTAGCACTTAAAAAACAATTACCTTTAGCGCAGTGGAATGAAGTAAGACAAGAAGCGTTTATTTTGCTTGCAGAGACATTACAGCCTAGTGCAATGGTAGAAAGACAAGCCAGCCTCCAATTTAATAAAGCATGGCGCAACATGAAAAAAAGCAACAATACACTAACAAAATTATTGTTCACCAAAGATGAAATTGGAATGATTGATAACTTGGCAAGCACATCAGCATTAATCGCAGGAACAACAAAAAACACATCAAATACAGCAGCAGCGTCATTTGGAGTTTTTCAAAGATTAATTGCTTCTTTAGGTTCTACAAATGCGGCTCAAATGGCTGGCAGAGTAATTGGCTTAAAAACTTTAACGAATATGTGGGGCGATATGCGCTTAGTTCCTGCACTCAAAGGAGCAATGTCTAGCCCTCAAGGTGGGCCATTACCACCTACTGTTGGAGCTATGGCGACACAGGGCGAAGAAAACCCTATAATACAAGGTGTAGAGAATAGCGCAAGATTCACAGGAGCCATGAACTAATGTCAAAAATGTCACAGGATGAAATCCAAGGCGCAATCAAAGAGGCAATTGAATCTGCTATTGATTACGTTGACGGTGATATAGCTGGTCAGCGTGAACGCGCACAAAAGTATTTTGATGGTCGAGTGGACTTAGACCATGAAGAAGGTCGGTCTAAAGTTGTTTCAACCAAAGTGCGTGATGTAGTGCGTGGTGCTAAACCCAGTTTAATGCGTATCTTTTTATCTAACGACAAGTTTGTTGAGTTTACTCCAAAGGGTGAAGAAGATGTGGCTAATGCTGAACAGGCAACCACTTACGCACACTGGGTATTTAACAAGGTCGGTGGGTATAACATACTTAACAACGCCATTCACGATGCCCTATTAAAAAAAGTAGGTGTGGTAAAAGTCTGGTGGAATACTGAGACTATTGCAAAATCTTATAGCTACGAGAATTTATCAGATGAAGAGGTTGAAGCTTTAATCTCAGACGATGAAGTTGAAGTGGTTGAACATCTGCAAGAAGTCGAAATGGAAATGGATGAAATGGGCATGGAAGTCATGCGTAACGTCCACAGCATGATGATTTCGCACAAGTCAGAAGAAGGCTCTTTGGTTGTCGAAGGAATCCCACCAGAAGAATTCTTTATTGACGGTAATGCTAAGTCGATTGAAGATGCTTATATTGTATGTCACCGCACTGAAAAGCGCGTAGGCGATTTAGTGGCAATGGGCTATGAGATAGATGTCATTGAAGAATTAGCAGGCGGTGGTGGTGATTCTCTTGCTGGTGATGAAGAAAAGGTTTTACGCTTTGGCGAGACTCTAAGAGACTCAGACGATACTGTCAACGATCCATCTATGAAAACAGTGGTAGTCACAGAAGCCTATTTACGAATTGACACAGAAGGTGACGGCATACCCACACTGCACAAGTTTTTATGTGGCGGCACTAATTACGAAGTATTGGACATGGAGCCTTGGGACAAAGTTCCTTTTGCTGCGTTTCAAGTCGATCCAGAGCCACACGCGTTCTATGGACGTTCTTTGGCTGAACTGGTAATGCACGATCAAGACACCACTACAAGCGTCTTACGCGGCATTCTGGACAACGTAGCGTTAACTAACTCACCTCGTTTAGAAGTCAATTTAGATATGGTTGAGCTAGATGATGTGATGAATAATGAAATCGGTGCTATTATTCGTAGTGAGCAAATTGGCTCAGTTAACCCATTAACGGTTCCTTTTGTTGCAGGCTCTACGCTACCAGCTTTGCAATATCTTGATATGTTGGTTGAGGAAAAGACAGGTATTTCTAAGATGAGTATGGGCGTTAACGCTGATATGCTTCAAAATACTTCTGCAACGGCTGCTGCTTTAACGGCTCAAGCTGGTGCTGGTCAAGTCGAGGTAATGGCTAGAAACCTTGCTGAAGGCATGAAAGAACTGTTTAAATTAATACTACAGGTTTCCATTAAAAACTCCCCAGAAGAACAAATGATGCGCCTGAACGGTGAGTTTGTTGCAGTAGATCCTAGACTTTGGGATGCTGACATGGATCTTGATATTAATGTCGGATTAGGCACTGGTCAAGAAGATGTTAAGGCCGCAGCATTAATGCAAACATTCCAGACTCAGCAGCAGATTTGGCAGACTTACGGGCCTCAGAACGGTTTAGTTTCCATGACTCAAATGCGAAATACATTGTCGGATATGATGGCCTTGTCGGGCATTCGTAATGTTGACCGTTACTACGCAGCCATGACTCCAGAAAAAGAGCAACAGTTGATTGCAGCGCAGGCTCAACAGGCCCAGCAAGAAGCGGCTATGGCCCAACAGCAGGGCGATCCGATGGCGCAGGCATTAATTCAAGCAGAGCAGATCAAGGCACAAGCCCGTATGCAAGGCGATCAAATGAAGATGCAAGGCAAGATGCAAGGCGATCAGATTAAGATGCAGTCAGATATGCAAGTTAAGGCCGCTGAAATGCAATCCGCACAAGGCAAGGAATTAGCCGAACTACAGCTTAAATACCGTGAATTGCAGGCTGGTGATGATCTAAACCGCGACAAGATGAATCAAGAGTTATTGATTGAGGCTGCTAAGATTCTAGGGCAATACGGATCTGCCGTTGATGTTGAGCGTGTACGAATGATGCAGGCGGCTCCCCGTGATGCAATGGGTAATGTACAATGATCTTAAAGTCACAAGCTGAAAGATTACTCAAAAATGATACTTTTGTTGAAGTATTTGATATAATCAGAAACGAACAAGTAAAAAAGTTCTTAATTTCTGGAAAATCTGATACAGAGGCCAGAGAAGATGCTCACGCTATAACGAGGGCATTGAATGAATTTGAACATATTCTCAAACGCGCTATTGCTGATGAGGCTATAAAAGAAAAGCGCATTAAATAAAGGATAGCACCGTGGAAACGACTAACCCAAGTATCGAAAGTGCAGTTGATGCGCTGTTGGAAACAACCGAAACTGAAACAACCGAAACCGAAGTGGCAGAAGTTGAAGAGGTTGAAGTTGAAGATGAGGAAACAGAATTAGAATCAGACGATGATGCAGAATATGCTGAATCAGATGATGATGATGAAGAATATGATGAGTCGGATGATGAACAAGCCGATCAAGTTGAGCCTAATACTTACTCTATCAAAGTGGATGGGGAAAATGTAGAAGTAACTCTAGATGATCTAAAGCAAAGCTTCTCTGGACAAAAATATATTCAAAAAGGCATGAAGCAAGCTGCAGAACAGCGCAAGGCCGCAGAGGAAGCCTATAACGGGCTAAATCAGCAGCGTCAGCAGCTACAGCAGTTAATGCAACAGGTAGGGCAACAGGGCGTAAGGCAGCAACCAACTCCACCCACGAAGGATCTTTTAAACTCAGATCCGCTAGGTTACATCGAAGCAGATGCTAATTATCGTGAAGAAATGGGAGCATTCCAAGCGCAGCAACAACAATTAACACAGCAAAGTCAGGCTATGCAACAAGCGCAAGCACAGGCCCACAAAGCCAACTTGCAAGAGCAAATGGCAGAACTACAACGAGCTATTCCAGATTTTAGTAACGCTGACAAAGCACCTAAAATGAAGGAACGGTTAGTAAAGCAGGGTGTAAGCGAAGGATACACTGTCGAGGAAATTGGCGGTATCGTGGATCATCGGGCAATGAAAGTTCTGCACAAAGCAATGCTATACGATCAGCTAGTAGCTGGTAAAGGTACAGCAGAAGCGAAGCTCAAAAAGGCTAGACCGCTGATGAAAGCTGGTGTTAAAAAGACCGCCCCGTCTACGCAGAAAACGCAGCAAAAGCTAATGTCAAAATTGAAAAAGTCAGGCAGCGCAGATGATGCTGTCGGATTATTGTTTAGTTAACTTTAAATTATTTAGGAATTTATCATGACACAACCAACTAACGTATTTGAGACTTACCAATCCAAGAGTATCCGAGAGGATCTTGCAGACGTAATTTATAATGTAACGCCAGATGAGACTCCATTACTTAGCTCTTTAGCACAAACAAAAGCCTCGCAAACTTACCATGAGTGGCAGGTTGACTCATTACGCCAATCAGGAAATAACTTCCACCTAGAAGGTGACAATACTGCTGGTGATTTAGTCAATCCAACAATTAGGGAAGGAAATTATAGCCAAATTTTCAAAAACGCAGCCACAATCTCAGGCACAGATCAGTCAGTTACAAACGCTGGTAAAGGCAAGGAATTGGCTTATCAGTTAATTAAGACAGGATCTGAGCAGAAGTTGGACATGGAAAAAGCAATCATGGCTAACGTAGCTCGTGTTGCTGGTGCTACAGGCACACCCCGTAAGCTTGGTGGATTAGGTGCTTGGTTAAAGACCAACGTAACCAACATCGGTGGTTCTGGTGGTGCTAACCCAACTGGCTCAATCGGTGGTGCTACGGCTCGTACCAACGGTACTCAAACCGTCTTTAACCAGACTAAGTTTGATACTTGTATGCAAAGCGTGTGGGAAAATGGCGGCAAGCCTAACATGGTTATCTTGTCTGCATTCCAAATGTCTAAAGCATTAGGATTTGTTGGTAACAACAACCAGCGCAGCACTGGCGCATCAGGTAAGGTAGAAAACTTACTTAATGTGTATGTAACGCCTTGGGGAAATGTTTCATTCGTTCCAGCGCGTGAAAATGCCTCCAGAGATGTCTGGATTATTGAATCTAATAAATTAGCAATTGCCTCCTTGCGTCCTATGAAGCAAGAAGCGTTAGCTAAAACAGGTGACTCAGAAACGAGACAAGTCGTGACAGAATGCACATTGGTCGTAAGGAATGAAGCCGCTTTAGGTCTAGTGGCTGACTGTACTACAAGCTAAACAGCATTGTGATACAATAAGGGGGTACTTAGGTATCCCTTTTTTTATGGAGAAAAAATAATGGCTAAAATTTCAGAAAAGTTTGTTGAGGATGGCGACAAGGTTGTGCGAGTAACTTCTCAGGATTGGAACCCAATGTTGGATCAAGCACAAGCGTACCGCGATCAGGGAATTGACGGGTTTGGCGAAAACAAGCTTGTGGGCGTAATTGATGCAGCTTTATTGGGCGAATGGCTTAAAGAGGCAGGCGTAGCTTGGAATGATCCAGCGCGTGATGATGTGATTAAGAGCAAAATGCTATCAGGTGAGTTTGACAAGCTACGCGTCTGGGAGGGTACTTACTAATGAATTATTTTACAGAAGATGAATTAAAGTGCAGCCATACTGGTGAAAGTAAAATGGACGCTGACTTTATGGATAAGATCAACATCATCAGGAAGGTGTGTGATTTCCCGTTTACGGTGACTTCTGCTTACAGACACCCTACGCACCCTATC